AGAGGTAAAACAAGAAGTTAAACCTAAGCAAAATCTTTTTCAAAAAAAGAAAAAATAGTTTTCCAAAATCTGCCTCGGGCGGGTATTATATAAGTGATGGTTGTGACGACGCTGAGGTCGTCTTTTTAACGGACTGCGGTCCACATTTTGAAAGGAAAGCTTTATGGCTTTTAAGAAAACAGAAGTAGATTCATTTAAGTCCAACAATTTTGCAAAAACTTTTTATGTTGAAAAAGATTTGATTTGCAGAATCCTTCCTGCTATGGAGAATGCAGACTCTCCTTACCGTAAATGGTTATTGGTATGGATACCTGGCGACGGCAAGACCAAGGCTCGCTGCTTTGCGACTACCTCGAACCAACCTAACGGCAAGTGTCCAGTAGCGTCCTTACAGGAAAAGCTTTCAATATTAATCAAGAACACTCAGTTGTTACTGAAATATCCTAACTACGAAGAAATCTTGAAGAAACTTAAAGATATAGCGTTCAAGCTTAACCTTCAGGCATTCTATACTTACAATGTAGTGGTTTATGACCCTAAGACGAAACGTCAAGGACAAGGTGTAGCTCATATCAAAACTACAGCTCACAAAGCTTTAGTAGGCATCGTCAACGAATACCTTGACCAAGGATTCGACCCATTAGATATCCATAATGGAGTTTGGTTCAGACTTCAAAGATTAGAAGAAAATGGCAGAACCTCTTACACGGCATCTAAACACATGATGATGTATAAAGAGCCAAGCGGTAGAACTAACGAAAAGCTTTGGGATGAACCTATCGATGTATCAGAAGATATCTTAGAAGAAAAAGCCTCCGACTTATCTTCCTTATATAATATCTCTGACGACAATACGGTAAGAGAAGCTATGATGGGTTTTATCGAAAGAATCATAGACAGAACACTCTTTGTTGAATTAATGAAATTAGCTGATAAAGTATAATACTATGTTTATTACAGACGTTGATTTTCTGGATGACAAATGTTGTCCAGAACCTTTGTTGCATTTTTTGATGTTTAGAAGTGACTGCAAATCCTGCCCCTACTTTAACGGGAATTCCTGTGAGATTAAAGGTAATGTTCCGACTACCTCTTGCCAAATAGTCAAGTGTTTAAGTTGCGGTAACATTAGGGCGATTCAGTCTTTATCTATCGAACAATTTGAGAAATATGAGGAAGTTTATGGAAATTGTTGAACGATTGAAGGAACTTAGAGTAAATATGAATAAGGTTGATGAAGATGTTTTATCTATGATTCAACGAGGTCAAACGGTAGTCGCAGGACTAGAAAAGTTAAGTCCAAATCAAGTGTTCGATTACTGCTCTAAAATGTTAAGAGCAATGTCGATATCTTGTCAAGGACAATTAGCTTACTCTCAAATAGAAACCCAAGCAAAATCTACCTTAGATATGGCTAAGTCAGTGTCATTTTTAGAAGGAAAAGAAGAGCTGGGAAAGTTTGACCTAAAGGATACAATATCAGGAAGAGAAAGAATCATCAGTAATAATCCACTCGTGATTGAAGCTAACAACCTTCATGGAGAGGCAGAAGCGAAAGCTATATTCTGTCGTGACAATTTTCAAATATATAAGTCAGCGTTAGAGACAGCTAAGAAAATCATAGACCTTGAAAAAGGTTTCGTGCAAAACAAGGAGTAGCAATGGCTAAAAAAAGTATCACCGAAACATTAGAAGAAGGTTCAACAAAAACCAAGTCCGCAGCAGATTGGATGAAGAGGCTCGTAGGTGGAGCAGCATCCATAGCTTCTGCAGAAGAGAATAAGCCAAAAACCAAAATAGCTTTTCCTTCTCCTAGTTTCAACTGGGCTCTTGGTGGAGGTTTAGTTCGAGGAAAGACCGCAATGTTCTTTGGACCTGAATCTGCAGGCAAGACCATGTTGGCTATGCTGGCTGTAGTTCAAGACCAATTAGAAGATGTAAACGGAATCTGGATTTGGTATAACGCAGAATTCTCATTCAACGCAGAAAGATTTACTCAACTTGGAGGAGATGCAGATAGACTGTTGCTGGTAAATTCGAATCACTATCAAGATATCTATGAACACTTCTTCAAGGGTCCTATCAAGAAGGCTTGTGAAGAGGGAGCTCCTATCAAGGGAGTGGTAGTGGACTCTGTAAGAGCTATTATTTATCCTAAAGATTCTAAGTTTGAGGATGACACAGCATCCAGTAATATGGGCGGAGTTAGTGCGACGTTTTTAACTTCAGCTTTAAAGTTCTGGTTAGAGACTCAAGTTAAGTTCGGTATTACTACCATCTTTATTCAACAAGTAGGTTTAAGCCTTGATATGTATTCAGGAGAAAAGTGGACTACTTCTGGAGGTAAAGCTTTAGACCATGCTTGCGATTATAAAGTCCTTATAGAGAAAGATGAAACTAAGACCTCAGGAAAGATTCTGAGTGAAGGTTCAGGCTTGCAAATAGGGCATGTGATTAAGTGCCAAGTTAAAAAGAATAGGCTAGGAGTTCCTCAGCGAAGGGCGAGAATGAATTTTGTCTATAACAGAGGAGTAGTAGACCAACTAGAAGAGGTTTACGAACTAGCAAAGACGATTGGAATCATTAAACATCCTGAAGGAAAAGGAACCTCATACTGGCAAATAGGAGATGGCGAGCCAGTTTACGGAGAGAAGAAGTTGTTGGAGATGTTTAAGGAAAGCAAGGAAATTCAGGACGAAGTTATTCGTTTATGTGAGAGTTACACAGGGGATGTCGGGGCAGAAAACGACGAAGATGGAAAGTTCGAAATCAACAAGGAGTAAGTATGAATTGGAAACTTATAGTAAAAACGAAGGAACATTCAGTTGGTATAATATATAGCAATGAAGAACAAGCTAATGACTATCTTTCGAAAGTATACAGAATGCTGGAAACTGAAGAATATATATACCTTAAAGGGAATAAATTTCTTAATCTATCATGGCTTAGAGAACCGTCATATGTCAAGAGTATAATAATACGCAAAGAAGATTTTGAATCAGTTTATTTAATAGAAGTCTAGGAGTGTCTATGATAGTTAAAAAATGGTCCCACTATTTCTTCGATATCGTAGAAGTAGTCAAAGAAAGAAGCAAAGATGCAGAAACCAAGGTAGGTTGCGTCATCGTCGACAAAAACAATCGCATCCTATCTACTGGCTACAATTCCTTTCCTTCTGGTTGCGACGACAGTAAACTTCCAGACACTCGCCCTGACAAGTATCCCTACATGGTTCATGCAGAGATAAATGCTCTGCTATATGCAAAGACAGACCTTCATGGAGCTTCATTGTATTGCAATATCAGCCCTTGCAGTGATTGTGCGAAAGCTATCGTAACCGCAGGAGTCACCAAGGTTTATTTCCTTGAGCCTTACACTACGTTTCAAAGCACTATGCCTTTTTGGGAAGCCTGCGGTTACCGTCACATCATAAGTGAAGGCTTCCATCTTCTTACTAAGGATGAATCAAACATTGATTACACAGGCTGGAGTTTCTTTTGAAAGTTTTAATAGTTGGAGACCTACATCTTAAAAAGTCTAATATTCAGGAGCGTTCTAAACTACTCTCTTGGATAGAAGGACTTACCAAAGATGTAGACCTCTTGGTTTATCTTGGCGATGTGTTTCATGACCATCAAGTCATGTATTCAAACGTTCACAATCTTTTCTCTGAACATCTCCATAGAGTCTCAATCGAAACAATCATATTAGAAGGTAACCATGATATGTGGAAACCAAAGGATACATCTCACTCGTCGTTACGGTCCTTACATGTTCCTACTAATGTGACGATAGTGACTGGACCTACCAACATCCACAACATGACTTTCATTCCTTTCCTTCCTGATATGAATGCCTTTCCGAACGTGGGACTTTGCGATGTCGTGTTTACTCACAACGAATTCAAAGGTGCTCAGACAATGTTCTATAAGTTCGATGAAGGAGTTGAGCCAGAGGATATAAACTGCAACCTTATTATCTCAGGTCACATTCACATGAATCAAACCTTAGGTAAGTTGTTCTATCCTGGGACTCCAGTTGCTGACGGTATTGATGATGCGAATCAGGACAAAGGAGTCCATATCTATGATACTGAAACTCACTTGTTCGATTTTATAGAATCACCTTTCCCTAAGATTTTTATCCATAAGGTTACTCCTGAAGAAGCTGGTAATTATGTAGAACCTAAAGATGGACACAAACACATCGTAGAAATCATAGGAGAAAGAAGGGCAGTTTTAAAGGCAAGTAAGCAACTGACTGGAATTGCAGTCAGGACTAAGATAGTAAACGAGAGGATAGAAAGTCGTGGACTGAAGCCTAACGATATACTGAAAGAGTATGTGGTTAACAAGTATCCTCAGAAGTGTCAGGAAGTTTTAGAGTTACTTGGTAAGTATTTAGGAGGTTGATTTGGAAAAACTTTTAGATTTAATAATAGTAGTTATTGTTGAGGTGGTTGTGACTCTGGCGATTCTTGTGGCATCGATGGGTCTGATTCTTCTGATTGCGGCATTTGTGTGGACGCTTCTTTTTGGTCCTGAATTTGTTTTTGCTGTGCTTGGAATTGCTGCCATTGGAGGAATATAGGGTCGCCGGGAATATACTGCAACGCAGGGTTTTCGGACGCACCTTTGTCTCCTAAGAACACTTCCCTTATTTCTCCTCTCGTCATATTCTTCTCAACTATCTGCCAAAAGTTCTGACACAAAGGAAGGTTCGCAATAGGATGAATAATCGTCCTCTTGCCACTCTTTCTTAAGACGTCATTATAGGTAGAGTTGGTGGTCATCTCTGCTTGAAGTAAAGCTGCAAAACTCGCAGGACTGTCTTCACTTAGAAAGAACTCAAGCCTATAATCCTTAGAAAAGTCCTTGTTTATTGAAGCAATGATATCATTATTGAGCAGGTCTTCAAAGAACTTAAGTAAAGGTTCAAGACCTCTTTCTTTAGAGTGTTCTATCTTAAACTCTGTGTTTTCAGAGTTAGACGCAGACCGTTGTTGTCCAGAGATAGCCTCTAGTCCTAATTCCTCAGGATTTATCGAAAAGATACTGCACAAATTCATCGCTATCATCTTATTGTAGGTCATGTATTCCATGTCCTTAGAAGATGGAGCTAAGGAAACAAACTGGATTTCATCCATACCGGAAACGATGGGTGTTCTCCAGTTATTTTCAGTGCTTGAAATTGAATCGTGGAACTGTCTTCTGAATTGAATTAGAGATTCTTGGTTTACCTGGCCTTTTAGATGTAGAATACCCTTAGCTGCATATCCATTAGTGAATATCTTCTCGTTGTAATTGTCGATATTCATATGGGCAGTTATCAGTTTGACTGCTTGTTCAAGATGAGATACAGGATATCCAACCGAGTCACTTCCAGATTGAAAGCCAAAATTCTTCCAGATTAAGTCTGATTCTCCAAAGGCGGCAATCACTTGACCGTCTTGTGAGATTTGGCAATAATGGTAAGAATCATTTTGCACTTGATTTATATCTATGTTGTCTACTGCAAATCTATTAATGGTAAGCAGTTGCTTTCTCGCATTATTGATGACGCTATCGATTTGAGCTCTACTGAGTTTATTGTCGGTAAAGTAGAAACTGTCTGCAGGTCTAGCTCTGAACCTATGAATGCCCCCACTCCGAGTGAATATCTTTTCTACAGGAACGTATCCATATACTAGAGCGTCTCTTGTTGCTTGGCGAAAAAAGTCCGCAAGATTCTGTCTATCTAAATGAGGAACATTGTCTTCAAATCCTACGTTTTCTAAAAAGTCAGCCATAAGTTGAAACAACTTTTCATCTTCAGGAGTAGGGTCGGTTCCGTCTTTTCTGACGAAATGATACGAGGGCTTTAAAGGGTCGTTACTGTAATTTGCAAAACTAGCGATAGTGTCGCATCTTGTTCTTATGATACTAGCGACAAGCCAGTCACGCTGAGACATATCTCTTAGTAACTTATTAGATAATCGGTTGGTTCTAGTTTTGACTCCATTAGCGTTGGAGTTATTCATCTCGTAAAAGGGGTCGATTATGAGCCCTTTACTTCCTACTAAAGGGTCGTCATTGTTGTTGGGTTCAGGTATGATAGAAATCTGAACCTGCTTATCTGAGAGACTGGTGAGTTTTTGTGCAAGTGCTTTAAGTAAATTCATCGTTGGTTTCCTTTAATAATTCTACTTATATTAACAGTATCTAAAAAGAAAACCAAAAGTTTCCACCTCCACAAACCTCCTCCCGCTCTTCTTCCTCATAGATTTCACTCAAAGTCTTAGGTTCAGATTTAGTTCCAAGACCTCTTATGTTAGCGGTATAACTAACCTCTTGAGATGCACCTATATTCAAATCTGCGATAACTCCTCCGCTTACGTCTGCTAATACATATCTCAACCCGTCAATCCAGTGGTCGTTTTCATCGTCTAATACATCAGTAGGTTCTCCGTCAGTTCCAATCTTATAATGGAACGTTTTCATTTCTCTGACAATATCCTTGGTCTCGTCTTTTATGAAGTAGAGATTAGGAACAGGAGAGTTCAAGGAAAAGAGGAGTTTCTTTATGATTTGGACGCCATATTCACGGGAGTATTTCTTAGAGGATTTGTTTCCAATAGACAGTCCCACCTCGTTTGCAGTAACCATATCACCTGGGTCTGCAGTATCAATGAAATATGAATCAGCCTTATAGATAGGCTGATATTTTTGTTTTAGGGCTAAAAGCCAGTTCGGCTTCGAGGTATCCACGAGTCCGTGAGTTCCTGCGACGATAAAATTGTTATCAGGAGTTTTAATGACGAACGTAGCGGTGGAGGGAGCAGACCAACCAAAGTCGACTCCGCAATAGATTTGGCACCCAACTGATTTAGCCTGACTTATAAATCTCTTCTTGGTAATTTCTACGGGAGACTGTTTACCAGTAAGGACTACCCAAGCTTCATTAAAGGTAATAACGTGACGGTCTTCGTTGAACTCCTTGAATACGACTCCTTCCAAGGACGGTTTAAGGTTCATAAGCTGAGACAACGTCCAGTCTGGACCTTCTTTTTTAACCTTCTTGATGATATCTGACAGTGGCTTCAAGAACTTGGACTTACTGACTTGCTTCTTAGCGTCGCCCTGGCATATCGGAGCTAATGCACATTTCGCACATTTCTCTCCAGGGAACGAAACGTAGACGAACTTACCTTGTTCCTTCTCGTCCAGTAATTCATACTTTTCAGTAGGCAATACCCTGTAGCCGTAAACGTCTACCCATAAATCAGTGACGATACTGCCCGACATTTCCTCAGGACAAGCCTGACAAAATTCAAAGCACGTCCACTTCCTAAGGTGCACTCCGCACTCATTGGCAGTTTCAATCTGCTGGTTCATAAGTCCGTGTTGAGACTTTCGAGTAGAAATACCTACCCGTAAAGCCTTCTTGTCACCACGAGAGTCCAACATACCAGAGATTTCCTTAAAAGCTTTTACTCCTTCACCAGACACCGTGTCAATTTCATCTACCACAATAAGAGGAACGTGAGGTCCATTCAATGCCTTCAATGTGCAAGGGAGAACCTCTAAGGTAGCCTTTTGTCCATTGACTCTAATTGCAGTCTCAGAGATAGTAAGCTTAGTGACAATACGTTTGGCTTCAGGAATACCTTTGGGATAGATGATATTTTGGAGTCTATTGTTAAGGATGAAACCTTGGACGAGGGAGTAACAACGGTCGGCTTGACCCTGAGTCGCACCCACATGGACTATAGACCGTATATCGTGAAGTAGCACTGCGAACTCAACAACTGCCATTCCAAGTGTATTGTGGGAAATGAATCCATTGCTCCAGTAAGAGTGGTCTTCTCTGACTTCCAAGTCGTAGAAGTATCCTTCCTTGAAAACAATAGAGTCGATTATCCCTAAACTTGGTTTATGGTTCTCATCTTGGAGTAGGACTCGGTCTCCCCTTTTAAGATGTTTAAGATGTCTCCATTCATAGGACTTAGTAAACTCGTTGAAATACTGAATACGATGCTTAAGTGAGCCAGTTATGGAATTTCCGGCAGTAACGGTAATCTCCACTCCGTCTAGTATACCTTCGTCGAAAGTCTGTAATACAGGTTGCCAAGACCATCCAGTCCAGACGACGTCTCCGACTTTGATGCATTGAATTTTAGTCGGTCCATGTTTTGTAAGAATAAGTGTGTTTTCTACACTACACTTTCCCGACCCCCTACCAGCTACACACAATAACTCTTCTATATGTTCTGGATTGGTTTTATTGACGCAGATATTGTAAATCTCCCAACACACATCCAACGGATTAGTGTCACTGTATCTACTCACCGTGCAATCTGGCAAATCCACATGCAACCAAGTCTTTATCCACCTTTGAAACTGCTCCCTCGACTCACACTGTTTAAACAAGTATTGAGTCCGCTGAACATCATTCAGGTCATCGAACTTTACGGTCTTCTTCTCTTCTACTTTATTCGACGATGACTTCGCCATTTATGATATCCTCCACTTCAGATGAGGTCTTAACCGAGTCCTGATGTTCCTGCTGATACACAGTCAAAGACTTATCATACCTAGCCTTCATCGCAGATTCAGAGCTGGTTCCAATAGCTCCATCTAGAATGGTAGAGTTCTTAGCCAATAGCGTCTGCAGGGCTTTGATGACCTCATGGTAATCTTTCAGGCTCTTGATGCCGTTGGTTGGAGGTTGGTCACTGAGGCCGCTGAGGAATGCCCTAATCTCATCCTCACTTTCCTTTGCAAAGCAGTTCAATAGTCCAGTTAAGAAGTCGACCTGATTGGTCATGGTTTTGGTAACCTTAGCTTTGATAGTGTCAAGTAAGGTTCTTGAGGCATCCTCTTTTTGCTGACCCCATTTTTGTAGGGCTGCAGTGCAGGCTATTTGGTCATAAGAATACTGAGGATACTGCTTGTAGATTTCTTCTATCGTGTATCCTATGATGAACATCTCAAAGAGAGGGTAAGCAGCATGGATAGGGATAGCTCCTTTGGTGCCATTCTTTCTAAGGTAAAGGGTGGCACATCTGATATCTGGACCGGTAAGTCCTATCATTTCTTCGTCACGGAATGAGGTCTTTTTCATGAGGGCTCCTAGTTGATGTGGATGAATATTTTCCAGTTAGGAAAGATTGTTGTAAGGTAAGTTTGGATAAGGTTGAGCTTGAGATGAGGAAGGAAGAAGACTGCGTATTTGAGCAGGGGATGAAACTTGAGTTTGTAAAGGAATGGGATGTAGAGGACGAGGTCTATAGAGTTGGAGTTGAAATCGATGGTGATGTCGACGTTTTTGAGTTTAGATTCGATAGAAGTAAGAAGTAGGATGAAATAATTGATGAATTGGGGAGTGACGATATTGTTGGAGGTAAGCCACTGATGTGACTGAAGATGTTGGGTGATTTTTTGTAGGATAAGGGAAGGTTCGATAGGGTTCATAGTGACTCCATTTTAGTTAGTGGAGTCATTATAGCTGAATGAGGCGGAAAAGTCTAGGGTTTATAGTAGGGATTGTTCTTGGGCGAAAAGCTCGTTCTTTTTGGTCATAAGTTGAATCAACATCGCCTGCATATCCGCTTGACTTACAGTAATAAAAGCGTCGTCATAGCAGGAGTAGTTCCGTCTGCCTTCGTAATGATGATACCTACCGAATCAC